CAATAGACGTGGCTTGTTGTTCTCCACAAGGATCGGCATGCCGTAGAACACGCACGCCATTAGCACGTCCTCGAAGAATATCTCCGCCGTCTGTGGTCTTGCGATGTATTCCAGGAAGAACTCGTTTGTCGGTCCTTCGTCCATGTGATACTTTGTGAGCCCGTGTAGCGATCCATTAGAACCACCGCCACCAACGGCACCAGAAATGTCGTATGGGTCACAGCCGAAGCAGCCCATGTGCTCGTTCCCCGGCTTGAACTTTCCGTTAACGCGTAGCACCCTGTTCCTCTTGTTAGAGTCTGGAATCCATGACACCAAGAAACGCCCGGTCCTGTCTGGAGTCCACACAACCTCGGAGTCCTTAACGCCGTCCTTCCAGTGGAACGACCCACGGGTGATGGACTGGATGCCTGCCATCGAGTCGTTGTAGTCGATCTGCTGGTATATCTTGGTAAGATTGAACAGAGACGACTTGGACTCGTCCCTAAACGCGTGTGACTCGCTGCGTGGGAACTGACGATAGAATTCGTTCAACGCGTCCGCGTCGCCCTTCAGCGCTGCAACTTCGTTGTCCCAGTACTCCACAACGCTCTGGTATATGTAGCCGCCATCGATGCCCTTCACGGGCTCCTCTGGCTTCTCAAGTACCGGCCATCCGTGCTCGTCGATAAATCCTTCAAAGTTCCACTCCATGGGAATGAACAGCGAGTAAAGCCCGCTCTTTGTCTGGCCGTTGTTGCTTCTCTTCTTTGGGTCGGAGTCGTAGTACAGGTCCTTGAATCCAGATCCGCCCTTGTCAAGTGCGTTAGACGTAGAGCCCATCATACACTTTCCGATGATCCTGGAACCAAGACGAAGACACGTTTTTGTTACGCGCCAGTTGTTCTCAATGTTATTCGGTGGTAGCCATTTACCGCTCTCGTCATGTACGAGTAGCTTCAACTTCTCACCGTCATAGCTGTTGTCAGCCGTGTTCTTCCAGTCGATAGACGTGTCAAGGCCCTCGATGTCCTCGTCGTTCTTGTCCATGTTCTTCCGCGTGATCTTCGACGCTGGAACACGGTATCCAAGCTCTGTCTTTGGCTTGTCCATACCGTCCTGCACCGGCTTGAAGAAGAACGGGTAGTTGCTAGATATCGGAACCACCTTGTCGGTAAACATGATCTTGGCATCGTTACCGGTCTTTGACAGAATCCCAAGTCTTGCATTCTTTGATATCGTTGCCGTATTTACCAATTCTGCCGAACTCATGAACGAGAATCCAGAACGACGGTTCTTTAAGTAGCACATCCCAAAGCAGCGAGTGTCGGCCTTGCAAGCCTCCCAGAAGATAAAGAATATCCTGTTGGACTCACGGAACTCTGGAAGACCGATGTCAATCTTGGTCCACTGTAGGTACATGTAGTGCGTTCCCGTAATGTAGGTCTTCTGTTTTTTATTGATGAACCAGTAACCGTTCTCACGCCTGTCAAACTCCGTCTCGATATAGTCGATCCACTTTGTCTTGAACTGGTTGTCGTACTTGTTCCAGTCGAACATGCTCTTGATCTTCGCAAGTTCTTTTGGATACTCCTGTGGCATCCACCGTGCGTCCCTGTCCTCGACATTCGACGGTCGTGGTAGAGCGATCCTCAAGCCGTTGATCTCGTAGATCGGCCCAATGGTGCCGTCCTTTGAGATGACAACAAAGTCATACTGCGGGTCGTAACCGTATCTCCACGACTTCTCGATGTTCTTTTTGCTGAGGATGTCAGGCTTTACGACTTCCTTCAGTATCTGGTACAGTTTTGTCATTTGGAGAACCTTTCAGCGAATCCCTTTTTAGTCTCAACGCCGGCCGGTGTCGCCTTCTCCTCTGGAGCCTCCAGCATGTTTCTCTCCTCCTGGATCCTCTTGAGGATGTCAAAGGCGTCCATGATGGCAAGCTTCTTCGTTGCAGCGGCGTTCTTCAGCTTGTCCGCAGACAGGTCCGTGTCGGTGTTGTTGGTCAGAATCGGCTCCTTGGCCACAGAGATAAGCTCATGAATAGCTCTTTCTGCCGCCTCGATGATCTTCTCTTTGAATTCTTTCTCCGTCATAATGCTACGCATATGTTTTTGCTCAACATCCGGTACAACTTCTCGCCGTCAACCGTGAACGGGTACTCGCTCTCTGGCTGGAAACTTATCAAGTCTCCGTCGTTGAGGCCCTTTGAGTACAGGTACTCGTTTCCGTACTTAAGAACACCAAGCAGTGGCTGCTCCCTCTCTGGGTCAACTAACACCTGGTCCTGTAGGTTGTCTACCGGTTTTACCATGCAGTACGGGTGTGGAGCTTTCCACTGTCCGTCGTGCCTATACAGGAAGTACTGCTCGTGGTCAACTAAGAATGTCTTGTCGCGGAAGTGTGACGGTCCGTACACCTCCTTGCCACGCATGTCGAAGTATTTCCGAAACACGTTGTGGTGAACCATCAGTGTGTCACCGGGAACGATCTCCCCAGTGTATCCAATCGGAGTGGCGATGACCGTGGCAAACCTGTTGGTTACCGTGTGGTCCTCCTTTGAGGCGCTCAATACGAGGCCGTAATCCGTTGTGTTGTCGTAAAGCTTGTCGCCAACAGGCTCTACCACAAAGTAGAGCGGTGATTTCATTTTATTTAAAAGTCTATGTCGTATTCAATAGAGACTGGCATGTTGCTGTTGAAAGACTTCCAAAGCAACACACCAGAAGAGTTCTTGATCCATATTTCTATAGACCCTCCCTCACGCATGATAATAAGGTCAATGGTGTACTCACCACGCAGAACTTCCTGCCCATGAAGATAGTTCATGGCGTTCTTGTAGTCAGCCCCTATTGAAACCTTGCGTATAATCATAATGCAAACCAGCCAGTAGACTTGTACTGATACAAGCCCTCTGTAGCGTCTGTTTGATAAACAACCATACCAACGGTAGCGGTCAATGCCAATCGTTGAGCCTGGGTGTACTGTGGTGCTCCAGACAACCAAGTGAAGTCAGCAACTGCGTCTACAGTTGTGTTTTTGGTAGACCCACCAGCTGGTGTGTCTGACATCAAAAGCTTCTCAGTGCCCACCAAGGCGGTGTCTGTAGCGTAGTTATTAATATTGCCCATCTTTTATTTCTCCTGTGCTTAAGTCAATAGACACGCTTCCGTACTTCTCGTGCAGCTCAGACTGGAACTTACCCAACTCTTCTGCTACTATTTCGATCTCGAACAGAGCGCTCTGTTTTTTTGTTTTCAACCTTGACATAGAAACCTCCATGTCTGCAATGTCCTCCTTCATTGAACGCACCTTAGTGTTCAAGTCTTTGAGTTTTTCTAGTTCGGTAGATTCAAGTAGTTTCATTTAAGTACAAATCTAATGATAATAATTAACAATAACAAGGTTCCGAGTGAAACTGCCAATGACTTCCAGAACGGATCGTTCTTGTAAGTTACTGTCGGAGGCAACTTGAAAGGGATCTTTGTAGTAATTCTGACGGTGTCTGACTTGCACTTGGTGTACACCTTGATCACGTTGTCCCTTCTGATGACCTGCGTGAAGACAAAGCTGTCCTCAACAACCACCGTGTCGTAGCAAGTTGTAAAGAAGCTGTCGGTCAGTACACGCTCTTTTGTGACAAACTGTGTGTCATTAACAAGAACGGTGTCGCCACCATTCAGCAGTGACGGGTCTTTTTTAATTGCACGCTTAAGATGCCAGCTTGCACTGCACGACGTAAGCAATAATATGGCAACAGCGTATTTTAACATTTCCATCTTTTACGTGCCTGTCTGAGGCGTGAGTTCGGGTCGGCAGCTGCCTCCGGGAACATCTTCATTTGACCAGCGCTGCGAGCACAGAAAGACTTGCGTCTCTTTGCGTCTGCACTACCGGCTTTTACCTTGCCCGTTACAGCGGTCTTCAGCTTGCTTCCTGGATTGGCCTTGCGATACGCGGCTACGCCCTTGGCGGTCATGCCTGCGCCACTCTTTGTTGGCAAGTAGTTGGCCCCCTTTCCGGTGGTAGTCTTTGGTATTGGCTTATCCTTCGGCATTTTCTTTTCTTGCGAACTTGTCGATGCTTGTGAATCCAAGACATGCAATAACAACAAACTCAACCGCAGACACAAGGTCCTTGCTCGGTGCGATATCCTCTGGGCTCAAGCTGTTGTGCGCCATGGTCGCAAAAAGGATCAACGCACCAACGATTCCAACGACGCGCTTGGAAGAGATTTCTCCCTTGTCGCCCTTAAACATTTCCATTAACTTTTTCATTGTGGCAAATTTACTCAATAATTTTAATGCCCGAAATAATATACAAATAGCTAACAGGTAGCGCATTGGGTTTTACTTTCGGTGTTGTCATAATAGTGCTGCTAATTGATCACCAGTTGTATCAACGGTAGACGCATTTTTTAAGCGTTCACCGATGCTTCCTGATGTGGTTAATGATGAAGTTGCTGCATCCCAAACGGATGCTGGAGTAAGTGCGGCTGTACCTGTGGTATTGTCAACGGGTACACCAAAGCCAACGGATGAAGCGGCTGGAATATATGCAGTTCCGGTTTTTGAACCGCTTTGATAAGTCACACCAAAACGCACATCGGATTGGGCTGGAACTTGACCAGCGATGTCGGCAGGATCTGACAAAGTTCTTGTGCTGCTTCCTGTGGTTACTCCTTTGTAGAACGCACCTGATGCGGTGGATAAACGGACATATCCAGCAATTGGGACAGCCCCAAAAACGCCTTGTTCAATTTCTTTGACGGTGACTGTTGGTGTTGAGGTTGTTGAGTTTAATGCTAATTGACCTGCGTTTACTGTGGTGCATTTTGTAACAGCAACAGTCCCAGTGGCAGCGGTTGTTTGAAATCCAATGCCAATTGTACCCCCAACTATAACGCCATTGACAGTCATTGTAGCGTGTGAATTACTGCTAAAGTTTGAAACTGTATCGCTACCGTAAATATTCCCGTTTATTACGATTGTATTATTTGTTGGAGTTCCGTTGCTAACAAATCCTGGAGCATTTTTTGTGTAAATATTGCCATTGATAGTAAAATTACAATTAGACACACCAGATACTCCTGCAAAATAAATCCCAGCACCTGTTTGGTTATTGGATGCTGTAGTTATACTTCCGTTTATTGTATTACAAGTTAAAACAACAGTTGAATTGTTTGCAGCGGCAAACAACCTTAAACAATACTGTGATCCTGGCTGTATGGTATCACAGACAATTGTGCGTGAACCTGAAACATCAAAAAACCCCCCAGCGGTTACCCCTGTTGTTGCTGTTGTATTTAGTGAAATGACCGTAATATTTTGGTCAATTGTAACTGTAAAATTATTTGAATACACATCATCCGCAGATGTCGGCAAAGTACCTCCGTTCCAAGTTGCTGTACTTGACCAGTTACCGTTTGCTACTGCCCATTTAATTGCCATCGTTAAAACCCTTTATCATCAATAAACTGTTGCAAAGTTGACATAATACCCTCAACGGCTTTCTCAACCGCTGGGTCAATGTCCGCAACTTGCAAAATGTCCAACTCTGCCATCACTTTTGAGTAATCAGGTTGCATCACAATCTGTTCGCCTTGCATTCTGTAAGGTGTGAAACGAAGTGCAACCGATGCCCCTTTCGGTGCGTCATATGGTGCTATGGTTAAATTGACTAAGTAATACGGGTATTCAATACCGTCTACAATTATGGGGTTTGTGCTGGTTAATGGCATATCTTATGTATAAATGTGAGTGTATCTATTAGTCCAATCTACATTGGTTGCAGTCCCTACGGTTGCAGTTCCATCCGATGCAATGGTCAAACGGGTAATTGTCCAAACCGATGCACCTTCGGCGCTTCCACTGGCTGCCTTTCCTAAGTAATCGTAAACATTAAAATCGTGCCTGTATGAAAGTTGAACGGAAGTCACAATATCACCACTACCCAAAACCGAAGTTCCGTTGATGGTCTTGATGTTTGTTCCGCTTACCAATGTATCTTGTTTGGCATTCAATGCCGTTTGCGTTGCCGTGCTTACTGGCTTATTGGCATCACTTGTATTGTCCGCATTGCTCAACCCCACTTGTGCTTTTGTGGTGGCGTGTGGGTTGCTTGTATTGGATGTGTGTGATGTAAGAGTTGAA